AGCTCTGTTTAAATCAATATCGAATAGTTCATCAACTTCTTCCATGGAGATTTCTACACCTTCAGCGTATCTTTCTCGTTCGTGGGACTGAATAAGGTGGCCGATCCCGATCGTAGCCTTGCCTAAGCTGTCCAAGTACATTTGGGTGCGCACTCCTTCGTGCAAACGGACTCTAGCCTTCAGGTCATCTGTTAAATCTATCATGTGTTCTCCTTTAAATATTATAGGTTTTATTTATAGACAAAATTCCAAGAGGTTTCAACATATTTGCTTGCAATAAGTTAGGAATACCTCCTATGCTTTGTGGCATAGGATCAAAGAAACCTTGAATAAAAGGATCTGGATCTCTTGGATATACTTCTCTAGGGTCAATTGTAGGGGTAGTAAAAAGTCTTTCTTGTAACTGTGTTCCTTCCATCATTTGATCTGCACCAGGAATATCAATTTTACCGGGTTCGCTAGATATAGGTCCTTCAACTTCAGGTATTGGAAACGTATCTCTTTGCTTTCTATTTAAATACATTCGTTCATCAGGTAGTTCGAATTGATTAGGTCCTGCTTCAAATCCTTCAAACCTTGGTAACATATTAATATCTTCTGGTGGACCTTCTGCTAATCTTTTTTCAGCCTGACCACCATTTTGCATTTTCAATGGCTTTGTAGGTATTTGACTTAAAGGTGTTACTGCATCAAGAGCGATCATAATGTTCCTATTCCTCTGTTTAACATTTGTGTTGCAATAGCATCATCCAAAGTTCCTAAAGCTAAATCACTTCTTACGTTAGGCTGTATGGGTGTTTGCATATTTGGTTGCAGTGATACGTCAGGTACAAAACCCGTATCATAAAAACGTTGTTCTTCTGTATCGGGTGTTACTCTATCTGATATTTCTCTAAGAGTTCGTAGATCATTAGGTTCTGATCTTCCTCTGTCTTCCATTAACTGTATTTGTTTATCATAAGCTGCATTTTGTTCCATCTTACCTGCAGGGTTTGATATTAAACTTATAATTGACTGATCAATCTCTTTCATAAAATCTTGATCTTCTAGTTCTTGATCCGAAGGCAGTGTTTCTGCAGCCCACTTTAAAATATCGTTTCTTCTTGATTTAGTTAAAGGATCTTTTGTTGGAAACTTTAAGGCATCTGTATAAACATCAGTGAAAGCTTTTAGTGCTTTAGGACTTGTTAATAATTTAGAACCATATTTCAACATTAAGGCAGTCATTATTGGGTTCATAGCAACAAAACCACCTGCACTACCACCGATAGCTGAGCCTAACATAACTCCCTTGAAACCACTCAATGTAATTCTTCTTGTAACAAAAGTTGAAGGATCATTTACTATAAAAGCACCCGCCATGTCTGCTGCTTGTAAAAAATCTTTTATACCTTTTACAGTCACACCCGTACCTTTTAAACTTTCTTCTAGTATTTCAATACCATCTTCTGTATCCAAACCTAGTTTTTTTGCAAACATAGCAGGGCTAAATTCAACCTGTCCAAACTCTAACATTTCAGGAGCTGCTTTCTTTAATCCTTGTTTTTGAATTAGGTCAGGACTAGCTGAGGTAACGTTCAGATATTGATTAGGTGTCATACCAACAGGAAGACCTGTAAGAGAATCATTTAAAGCATCCCCTAATAATCTTCTTACAACTCTTAGTTGTCCTGCGTTTGGAGCTTGACTTATTATAGGAACAACTTTCTTTTCCATTAAGCCAGTTTCTTGATTTCTTACGACAGTTTCTACATCCACAGTTACACCTGATTTATTACCTGCTTTTTTGAAAGCTTGAATTTGTTCTGGTGTTGATTTAGATAATTCTAATAAATGTTTCATTGCTTCAGGATCATTTTTGGCTCTTTGTAAAATGGTGTCAAACATTTCTTTTGTGTACATCATACCGTACTTTTGATCAGGTCCTGCACCGAAGATGTTAGCATTTATTTGTTTCATGTTTGATGCAACTCCACCTGTGTAATCTGGAATGGTCGCTGCAAAATAATCATTAGCAGTAGATAATTTTTTTAAGGCTGTATTAAATACAACGTCATCGATTTCATTACCTACATTCTTTAAGTTTAAAATATTGTGTTCAAGCATAGCAGCTAAGTTTCCTATCGCTTGTGCTTGGTTTTCAGGAATATTTCCTTTGAATTCTGTTTTAAAGTTTACAGCAAAATCATTAAACATTTGACGAAGAGTGATTGCTTGTTCCAAAGTAATGTTTGGATCTAACCTACCTAGCATACGATATAGTTCACCAAAAGACTCCTTAGATCGTGATCCAGGATACTTAAACATCTCACCGCCTTGCATCCCTGGTAGGCCCTCTTCATAGGCAAGTCTTGTTTCGTTGGCTAAGTCTTTAAAACCATCAATATTAATTACTTTTTTACCTTTTAATTTTTTGGCATACTCTTCAAAGTTTTCGTATAAATAACGTTGTGCAGCTCTCACTGACTCATAATTGCCTTGCATCATTTTAGATAGATCCTTTCCTAACATGGAAACGGTTTGTAAAGGTGCTACTGAATTCATCATCTTGCCTAAATACTGTCTTGCTCCCTCTTGCACTGCAGATTGTTGTGTTCCAAACTCTCTGCCAACCCAAGGAAGAACACCAATAACTTTACTGTATGCTCTCCAAAAAGGCATGTTTGTTGCTTGAATAATACCCATAGGCATACCGTAAGTATCTGCTACGTCTGCTATCTTAGCTAAATTCTTTTTTGTTGGGCTAATACCAAAAATCTTGTTACCTATAAATCCTTTTGTATGATTGAACACAGGTCCCATGGATGCTGCACCACCTGTAAACATTGCGTTTAACATGGTGTCATACATAAATTGTGATCCTTGTTGTTTTAAATCAGGGTTAGGTAAATCAATTAAAGTTCTTAAAAGTCTGTTACCTAGATCATAAGCTGTCGCTCCTGCCATTGTTCCTAAATATTCAGAACCGTAAAGTTCTTGAGGTGTTAATAAAGCCATAGGATTTCGTGTACCTATAATTTTTGCAGTTTGTGCAGCTGTTACTCCTGACATACCACCTATCATTTCAGCAGATGGTTTTGAAACTAAATCTTGAGGTAGTTTCATATTTTCAGGTAAAAATTGTCCTATAAAAGGTGTGTAAGAAAAAGGATTTTTAATAGCAAATTCTTTTGCTGCTTGATTGTAATAAAAGTTCATTGGATCCTCTATCAACGCTTCTCTTGTCATAAACTTAGATGTTTTATTTGCTAAATCGCCAAAATATTCCTTTGTTCCTTTTTCATAAGGTATATCGGCAAGAAGAGTTTGTCTGTCACTAGCCTCTATTTTATTTAACATCTCTTTAGTTTGTGTAAAAGAAAGATCAGTAGGAAGATTGTAAGACTTTTTAATTTTATCTAAATCTGCTTGAGACATTTTACCGTTGGGCATCTCCAACATAATAGTTTTTTGATTAGGAGTACCTTTCATAAGTGTAATAGGCTTTCCTTTTTTTGTAGGTGTTAGTACATCAATATTTACTATGTTATCTTTTTCAGCCATTAAATCATCCCATCTATTGATGATGCCTCAAATAGATCATCTACTGTTACGGATTCTCCGTCATTATCAAATTCATTAGGCACCGTTCTTTCTTGTTGTATTTCAGGTTGTTGACTTTGAATTTCGTTTGCATCATTACTTTTTTCTACGCCTGTCGCTTTGTAAAAGAATTCTTCAAAATTAGCAGGGTTTAGACCTAAGCCTCTAAGTTTTTCTTCAGCTTTAGCACGATCTCTAAAGGACGGATCTTGTGTTATAATTTCAGGGTAAGCACGAAGTAGACCTGCTTGCGCTTGTCTAATTTTTCTGTCAACTTCTTTTAATGCAGCAATAACGTCTTGCGGAGCTTTTGCACCATAGATTGAAACTGCATCACTAGCACGTTTAATATCATCAACGTTTAAACGACCTGTTGGTTTGTTGGCTCTGGCTAATCCATATATAATAAAGTTTTCACGAACTTTGTTTTCTGCATAGCTAGTGTCATAACCTTGTTCTACAAACCAGTCTTCGCTAAAAATGTCTTGCATAGAAGCGGGTACATCTTTGGTTGTAGTTGCAAAAGGATTATTTCCTTTAGGTATGTCAGTTAAAGTAAGCGTTGTTTCGTCTTGATCATAATCATCAAATTGAAGAAAATCTCTATTATACAACATTTCACCGGAGTTAGTTAAATTTGAGCCTGTAGCTCCACTACCACCTGATTGTTTTGATATTTCATTAAATATAGATTCAATATTAAATCCAGCAGTCTGAATAATACTTTGAATGTTACCAGGTAAACCCAGTTTATTTATGTCATTTTGTGCTGTTAAAAGAATATTACTTATGTCAGATCTTGTTCCATCTAAAGAAGCAAACTCTTGAACACCATCAGATATTTTTTGTGCAGAAGGAACCATTGAATCAAACATACTTTTCTCTGTGCCTGGTTGTTGAGCACCAATTATTGCAAAGTCTAAAGTTCCATCAGGTCCGGCAGGAAGAGGTACATCAAAAATTTGTACAGTTCTACCATCTTCTAACTCTTGTATTCTTCCCATCATTAATTGTGGTCCAACGTCAGAAGGCATTACCCTTACTGTTGCATATTGTTTGGCACCTTTTTCATCAGTGTAGACACCGTAAAGTGGTTTTTCTACATTGTTTAATAAATCAACAGATGCTTTCACTCTATCTTTTTGAACATCGAGATTATGTTGAGAAACTTGTTTTAAAATATCTTTATTAAAATTCATATTGATGGTCATATCTTCGTTGTCATAACCCATCATTTTTAGAAAAAAATCTGATTCTTTTTCCATAATTATTTTGTTAGCATCTTGTGCTTGTTTTACAGCAAGTTCACCGACCTTCATTTGATAGTTTAATCTGTTTAAAGTATCTTGTTCTGCTCTACCCAAAGCTTTGCCAGTTGCTTGACTTAAAACATCGAGAGCACCTGCTACACCTTTGAAAGGTGTTCTTCCATTAAGAGCATCAATAACAAAATTTAAGGTTTTATCTAATCCACTTTTCTTTGGAAACTCTCCTAAGGATTGTCTTATCTCTGCTTCAAATTCTGCAGGATTGTAACGATTTCCTAAACCTAATGCCTTATAATACTGCTCTCCATAAATTCTTCTATTTTCACGTACAGGTAAATATTGTCCGGCAAATTGATTTGCCATCATGTTCATATAGGCTTCTGTGTTTACACTTGTTTGAGCTTGTTGTTGAGTTGTGGCAGCATTTGCTTCCATCTCTGGTGTTGGAGTAAATCTCTCTTCACCACTGATAGTAACACTGCCTCCTTGATTGGGCTTTATAGATTGAAGTGGTTGAATCGGATCAACTGATAAATCAATTTTGAAATCACTGAGAGTGTCATATCCTAAAGAACTCATTGACCCCCCTTATCCTGCGTACCCGCCTAATGCTCCTATACCTGCCAAAAGAGGATTTCCCATTTCTGTTGTGGGTGCTGACAAGAAAGAAGGTGCAGCTCCACCTAATAAATTAGATTGAAAGGATAGTTGATCATAAGGTTGTCTATACTGAAGCATTTGATTGTTGAAAGCATTTTGAGCAGCTGTTTGATTAGCAGCTGTTTCTGTCATTCCTAATTGACTTAGGGTTGTTGCCAAGTTTCCTGCAACTGTTGGTGCCTGAACACCAAATGATCCATAGAGTTGACCAATACCTTGACCAAGTTCTCCGCCTGCAAGTTGTAATCCTGCAGCACTTTGTTGTGCTTTTCTTTGATTTTCAAAAGCTTGTTGAGCTTGTGTTTGTGCGTTTTGAAATCCACTAGAAAGTAAACCTGCAATACCTGTTCCTAGTTGTTGTTGAAAACCTCTTTGTGCTTCTGCCTCCATAACACCCTGTCTACTTCCGCCAAATGCTCCAGCACCAACAGCTTGAGCTGCTCTGTTTTGACCAGAGATACCAAACTGTCTTTGCATTTCTTGAGTGTACTTATCAATAACTTCTGTCTGATAAGGGTTCATAAACTGTTGATATGATTGTGGATCGTAGGCCCCGGTTGTTTGAGCCGAGGTTGTCATAGCATTACCTATGGCAGCATTAGCGCCTTGTAATGCTCCAACACCCATTCCAAAATAATCCTGACCTGATGTTGCAGCATTCGCTGCTAAATTTGTAGCCTGACCAATTGCACTCGAAGGAGTGACTTGAGACATTTGTGGAATAGCAGCTGCGTTAGATGTTAAAGCTTGCCCTGCGGTAAGGACATTACCATATTGTTGTGCAATCAGTTCTTGTAATTCTTGTGGTGTCATTAAACTCTACCTATTCCCATGCTTTGTGCTCTTTCTTCTAAATTATTCATCATACTATACATTTGTTTAGTACCTTCATCTCTGTCACCATTACCAGCAGCCATAACTGCTTGTTTAGTCATAACAAATTCGCCATCGGAAAGCATTGCAGGGATATCGTCAGACTGACCATTACCTGGACCGTCAATCATACCTTCTTTTTCTGGAAAGTCCATAACTCCGCCTTGGTTCATAGTAGCGGCGTAATACGGATTTATATCTCTAAAGAAATCTTTATCGGCAGTTCCAGATGCTAAGTAAGGGTTTTTTGTAGGATCGTATAACATTTCTCTTTCCTCATCAGATAATAACGAGGATAAAACACTTGCGCCAACGGCACCTATTTTTAGAAGAGGAGAATATTTTTTGAAAAAATCTGTTTCATCTTGATTGATAAGAGAGTCAGTAATACTTTTAAGAAATCCTGGGTTAGAAGGTTCAGGAGGAATATTAGTACCTACATTTGGAAAATCTGCGCCTTCACTTAAATAATTAGAATTTGCCATCGTTGGATTCAT